CAAAGGTCTAAAAGATCGCGTGAAAATAGTCGGAGATGACCTGTTCGGTGTCACCCTACAGGCTCATTCTGACTGTTATACCAGCGCGATCCGCGAGACAGGTGGTGAGATCTCAGCAGGTAAGGACATTGAGTCCTCATCCGCCGGGAATCTCACGGAAACACTTGTCGTCGTAAGACCAGGACCTACTCGGTCAGGTTACCATTTGGTAACGATCGGTACAATCTCGTGTTCTTCTCTTCAAGCGCGTTCGCGCGTGAAAAGAGACGATTTTGTGCCCGAATGGGGGCGAGGACCCAGCTTATCTGAGTCCCCTTTCGTGAGTAGGTCCCTCTCTTCAGCACACCAGATCGCTTATTCAAAAGCTTTCCGGCAACTGAGGAGAGTTGGGTTTAAAGCCCGAATTCCAAGGTCCTTTGGCGGACCAGGTTTCCCCGGAACACCGGAGGAAGTGCTTAGAGACATAGCATCTCTTCGGCCCAATTGGGTTAGAGCTCTGAGATGTATCTTAGCACAACCTCTGAAAGTTCAGGTGGTGTGGTTCCAACGGCTGTCAAGCTGTTGGTCCCCCTGGTCTGGCACAGTATCCGAGACAATCTCGCGAGAGATCGTCGAGGAGACTGTGTTACCAAAATTGCATGAATTCGGAATCTTTAACAAGGTGGAAGTCGTTAAGGATGTCTTGAAGAACCATGTGAGGATTCTCGATCTGATCGAAACGGTCACGTCCCCCTACCGTCAGGGGGTGCGTCTAGCTCAGGCATTGCCTGAGGGCCCAACGAGGATCAATTATCCAAACTTGGCGACAGTCCTTAAGAGGGTAACAAAGGTAGTCGATGAGGCGAATGGTTTGGTTCCATACCCTCGGTTAACCGGTCCAGTAAGAAATCTGGCTCGGGGCGTGTTCAACGCTGTCCGAAGGTTGAATTCAACCATCATCGACCGAAAATATTTGTTCCCTACAGCTTCCATTATCGGACTTGCACGGGTGGGTCAAGACGAGTTGCTGTGAGCAGCTCTTTTTGGCAGGTCAGAGGGCCTACAGGGCGCGGAGC